TTGTAAGAGTGCATACTATAATGCATTTGTAAAGTTTGGACGATTCATGATGCATATTAATCCGTTGTATCCTGAAAAATATATTGACTATGTGATACTATCAAAAGTTAAACTAGATCACTGGGCAAGAGACGATTTGTATGAAACATATCTAATCGACACACTTAAGGCCGAACCAGTAGAATCGGCCTTACAAAGAAGTATAGCAACAATGATGGACTGGGCAGAAGAACAAAATGCACAGTGGGCCGACTATTTTAGATTAGTTAATACTAACAGAGCAGTGCAACATATTCAACAAGGTAAGATTACACCTTGGTTGTTGTTTGGTTGCAAAGCAGGAAAAAATTTGTTAAAATCATTTAATAACGAACAATTACAAATGGTTGCAAGATTTATTGCTCTGGAATTTTGGACACAACGAATAAAAAGTTCTCCAGCAGACCAATTATTTGTACAAGAAACTGCTAAGGAGGCAAAAATTGAGTAGAGTAAAAATACAAAGCGGAGATGAATTTGATATTGAATTTGAACAGGGAGATGCAATAGTAGTTGTGTCAGAGACAGGTGGAATAAGAAAAGTTTATATGCCAGATATGAACTTAAGATATTTCAACAGTGAAGGATACAAAAAATTACTAGAATGTATTGATGTATTACAACCAGGAGCCAAAGAAGAATTTATTAAACATAATGAAAAAGAAAGAAAGGGTAGAATACACTAATGCCTGACGTAGATATAGATTTTTTTGACAGAGACGGTGTACTAAAACTTTTCAAACACACCCCTGCAACTATTATTAAAGATGAAAAAATTGAAAAGCATAAAACAGGTGTTTACTTTCATGCTGTTCCAGAAAACCCTGTAACAAGACATTCTAGTTTAGATTATAAAAAAGCAGAAAACAGAGGATATTTTAAAATTGATATGTTGAACGTTAACATTTACAAACACGTTAAATCGGAACAAGAACTTGTAGAGTTAATGATACAAGAACCGGATTGGGATATGTTAAAAGATATAAAAATTGTTAATCAACTGTTTCATCTTAATGGACACTTTAAAATTGTTTCACAACTTGAACCCAAAACAATAGAACAACTTGCGGCTGTATTAGCAATAATACGTCCTGCAAAAAGACATTTGATGTACAAAGACTGGAAAGATATTATAAAAGAAGTGTGGATAAAACCAACTGACGGTAGTTACTTCTTTAAAAAATCCCATGCAGTTGCTTATGCTCAAGCAATAGTAGTCCAAATGAATTTGATAGTGCGTGATAAATATATTTTTGATGCACAATCAAAAAACTAAAAGACTTTCCAAAAAACGTAAGAACAAAAAAAAACTAGTATCCGATCATGATCACTATCAAAAGAACAATCCGTTGACTGTTTATTTTGCAAAATTTATAGAGAAAAAAGCGGAAATTAAATAGGTTTTCTTACTAATTGTATTGTTCTACGCTTAACTCGTTTCTTTGAAATATCTGAAAGTTTTACTGTTGGACCGGCAACTACTTCTATGTCTTTTGAATTTAATGTTACTAAAGTAGATCTAAAATAACGAAAATCACCTTTTAAGAATATGTTAATTGGTAATTTACGATTTGATTCGTACCACCAAATTTCGCCACATTTTAAAAATCTCATTTTGTCCCGTGGCATCATAAGCCTGCCATAATCATAAAAACTAATAACGTTTACATCTTGATTTTGCACAATACCCACGAACTCCATGCCCCCTTTTCTGATAAGGCTCAAAAATGGGAATTTATCCTTAAGTGTGTTAAAAATTTCGTTCATGTTCTATCTATAAATACTGTTAAATATGTATTATGCAAACAGTATCAAGGTATTTACTATCACAGTTGGTAATAGCCTATGTAAATGGTTATCACGGGAGGAACTCTAACGTGTACGATAGAAGATTAACACTACATAGAGGAGTGGATAATCCTGTCACTTTTACCTTTAAAAACGAGGATCAAAAGGCTCAGGATATTACTTCTAAGACATATGAGTTTAATATGATTGATACGGAGTCCAAAAAAGCCGTATTAACCAAAACACTCACAATATTAGACGATGGCTCGACTGTTAGTACTAAAGGTGATGCTAGTTGCACAATTAGTGAAGGTGACTTAATAGGCTTAGATGCTAAATTTTACAACTTTAGCGTTAGGGACGTAGCATCTGACAATGCTAGAACAGTCACATATGCATCCACAGGATATGCGGCTGGTGGAACAATCGAGGTGCTTGATGGGGCTTATCCAGAATTTGTGGATAGTACAGCAGTAACACAATTTACAGGAACAGGTGGACCTTTGCAATACACTAGTAGTGCAATAGATGGTAGACCTGGTATTAACAATAACCAAGCACTCCATACCATTGCGATATATCCTCAAGCCTTTACTGGTAAAGTTATTGTACAAGGTACTATGGCAAGTTCTCCAAGTGATAGTGATTTTGTTACAGTAACGTCAACAACACTCTCTAGTGCTTCAACACCAAGCACATTGAACTTTACTGGTGTTTACCATTCGGTAAGATTTAGTTGGGACAACGATCCGGATACCACTGGAAAGATTGACAAAATACTCTATAGACAGTAAAATATAAGGTATGAACCTGATCCAGAATACAATTCTGAATTCTTTACCTGCGAATAAAAAGAAAACTCCTTCTGGCTGGATATCCTTTAATGCTCCATGTTGTATTCATAATGGAGAAACACAAGATAAGAAAAAACGAGGTGGCATTATGACAAGTGCTGACGGAACTATATCTTATCACTGTTTCAATTGTGGATATAAGGCTTCTTATATATTAGGCAGACGTCTTACACAAAAAATGAGAACTTTTATGAGTTACATTGGTGTTCCTGATGATACAATTAAAAAATTAGCAATAGAGGCCATGCGTCATGAAGAAGGTGATATAAAATACGAAAAGAAAAGATTTGTAACTTTTAATAAAAAAGAATTACCTAAAGGAACAAAAGGACTAGACACGTGGTTAGAAAAATATACAACATTATCAAAAGAGCAACAAAATAGTATAGACAATTTATTAAATTATTTGTCAAGCAGAGGCATAGGGCCTGATTGGTATGACTTTATGTATTCTGCAGATCCGTTTTGGGATTCTAATAAAAGAGTTATTATTCCATTTTATTGGAAAGGAGATATAGTAGGATTTACAGGAAGGATGTTTGAAAAGTCTGACAAAGTAAAATATTATACTGATGTACAACCAGGCTATGTTTTTAATATGGATACACAAGATTGGACACGAAAATTTGTAATTGTTACAGAAGGACCGTTTGATGCAATTACCGTTTCTGGGGTGAGCATACTAGGATCGGAGATAAATGATATACAGCGAGAGTTGATAGATGGCCTTAATAGGCAAGTAATTGTTGTGCCTGACAGAGACAAACCAGGAGAAAAATTGATAAATCAAGCAGTAGAATTTGGATGGTCCGTTGCATTTCCAGAATGGGAGGATGCTGTTGACGATGTAGCAGATGCAGTTGCAAAATATGGAAGACTCTTTACAATACAATCAATATTGAAAACAACAGAGTCTAACAAATTTAAAATAGATCTAAGAAGGAAAATGTATGGTTAATTTTCACATCGAGCCAACTTCAAAATGTACTTTAGAATGTCCGTTGTGTGATAGAACATGGTTCTATGAAAAGTTTAAAAGGCGATTACTGCACGAAATCAATATTGATAATATTGTTAAATTTGTTGGACCTAATGCTGTTATTAGCATGTGTGGCAATAACGGTGATCCGATTTATCATTCTAAGTTTCACGAACTGTGTAGAAAGTTAAAAGATAATAATTGCGTTATTAGTATTACTACAAACGGGTCGTCTAAAACTAAATCGTGGTGGAGAAAACTAAACGATATATTAGATGAAAACGATAAAATTATTTTTTCAATTGACGGATTAGAAGATACAAATCATTTGTATAGGAAAAATGCAAAATGGAAATCGATAATGTCAGCAATAGAAGTTTTGCAAAACAGACGATGTAAAATAATTTGGAAGTTTATTGTGTTTAAACATAATCAGCATCAAATTTATCAAGTAAAACAATTGTGTGATAAATTAAATTTTGATGATTTTAGATTGGAACGAAGTAATCGATGGTTAGGAAAAAAAGAACTAATGCCAGACAGAGAGTATGTAGACAACTATTATGAACACCAACAAGATGTTTTAATAGATGCAAATTACAAAACACAAATGAGGCCATATTGTTTACAAAATAACATGCCAACTAATGGATTATATGTTGACGCTGAAGGAGACTTTTATCCTTGTTGTTGGATAGGAACTTACAGATACAAGTATAAAAATACGTTCTCTCCTAAAAATAATAATTTTAATATCAAATCAAATAGTTTAGATAGCATTTTGGAAAATGGTAAAGTAAAAGAGTTTTTTGAGTCAACAAAACAATTTACATCTGCTCACGAATGTTGTAAAATACAATGTGGAGTAAAAAATGGCCGATTATAGTTTTGATGTACAGAAGTTATATTTAGAAATGCTATTAGCAGATGCTGAATCATTTGCTAGAGCACAAAATATATTCACACCTATAAGTTTTGATAGAAAATTGCAACCTATTGCGAAGTTTATTAAAGACTACATGGAAGAATATAAAGTAATGCCCGATGTAGAGCAAGTCAATGCCAAACACGATATTAAATTAAAATCGGCAAAAGATTTAGATCCTAGTCACTTTAATTGGTTACTAGATGAATTTGAAACGTTTTCAAGACACAAGGCACTAGAACGTGCAATACTACAATCAGCAGACTTACTCGAAAAGGGAGACTATGCTCCAGTTGAGGACATGGTTAAAGAAGCAGTGAGTGTAGGACTAACAAAAGATCTTGGCACAGACTACTTTGAAGATCCAAAAGGTAGATTAGAGAGACTTAAAAACTCTAATGGACAAGTCAGCACAGGTTGGCCAAACATTGACAAGAAACTATTCGGTGGATTTAACCGAGGTGAACTAAACATTTTTGCAGGTGGATCAGGCGCAGGTAAAAGTTTGTTCTTACAGAATCTTGCAGTGAATTGGTCAACTGCTGGTTTGAATACTGCGTATGTTTCTTTTGAATTAAGTGAAGAACTTACTTCTATGAGAATGGATGCAATGATGACTAACATTCCAACTAGAAAAGTATTTCCAGAAATCGATAATGTTGAAATGAAAGTTAAAATGTTAAAAAAGAAATCAGGGTTATTGTTTATAAAATACTTGCCGAGCGGTAGTAATATTCTTGATATAAGAACATATATCAAAGAACTTGAACTAAAAACTAAAAAGAAAATTGATTGTATATTAATTGATTATTTAGATTTAATGATGCCAAAAAGCAAACGTGTATCGCCCAGTGATTTGTTTATTAAAGACAAGTATGTGTCAGAAGAATTAAGAAACTTTGCAGTCGAATCACAAATGCTATTAGCAACAGCATCACAGTTGAATAGAGCAAGTGTTGAAGAAATAGAATTTGATCATTCTCACATAGCAGGAGGACTTTCTAAAATACAAACAGCAGACAATGTTATTGGTATCTTTACAAGTAGAGCAATGAAAGAACGTGGTAGATATCAAATACAGTTTATGAAAACTAGAAGTTCAAGTGGTGTTGGACAAAAAGTTGATTTAGAGTTTGATGTTGACAGTTTAAGAATTAGAGGACTAGAAGAAGAGGAAAGTTATAATCAACATAGTAAAGCAAAAAATCCAATATATGATTCATTAAAACAAAAATCAAAAGTAAGTGTAGATAAAACAGGTGCACAATCAAATATTCCCGATCCTACTAAAGGTATTGATATTGGGAAAGTTAAAGCAGATGTTGAAGGTAGTAAATTAAGAAAATTATTAAATGAATTGCATTCAGATGAGGAACAATAATAATGATCCTTATAGCACATCGTGGGAATACAAACGGTAAGAATCCCGAAAAAGAAAATACTGTTGCTTACATAGAAGAAGCATTAAAAAAAGGGTACCATTGTGAAATAGATGTTTGTAAATGGGATGGAGAACATTTTTATCTTGGGCACGATGAACCTCAAGAAAAAGTAACTATGCAATGGTTGAGAGACCATCAATTATGGTGTCATGCTAAAACTTATAATGCTTTAGAAGGAATGCTTTCTAATGCCATACATTGTTTTTATCATCACAGAGACAAATACACAATAACTTCACAAGGATGGATTTGGGCGTTTCCTGGAGAGCCTGTAGGAAAGTATACTATAGCAGTACACCCAGAACAACTATCTCCAGAACAACTTGAAACATGTTCCGGTGTGTGCAGTGACAACCTTGATAATTACAAATACTTACTATGAACATTATAATACCAATGGCTGGAGCAGGATCTCGCTTTGAAAAAGCAGGGTATAGTTTTCCAAAACCTTTGATTGAAGTGCATGGTAATCCGATGATAGCGAAGGTTGTTGAAAATTTAAACTTACAAGGCAGATACATTTTCTTAGTACAAAAAAGTCACTATGAACAGTATGATTTAAAAAATTTATTAAATTTAATTGCTCCAGGATGTGAAATTGTACAGATAGATGGACTAACAGAAGGTGCGGCTTGTACAGTTTTAAAAGCAAGAGACTTAATTAATAATGATCAACCACTAGTGATATCTAATTCAGATCAATATATTAAATGGAACAGTTTTGAAACTATTTCATCTTTTAATAATGAAGATGGTGGAATACTTACTTTTAAAAGTGTTCATCCCAAACACAGTTTTGCTAAAGTCAGCGGAGATGGGTATGTTACTGAAGTTGCAGAAAAAACTCCTATATCAAATGATGCTACTGTAGGAATATATCATTGGCGACATGGTAGCGATTTTGTAAAGTATGCTGACCAAATGATTGAAAAAAATATTAGAACAAATAATGAATTTTATATTTGTCCTGTATACAACGAAGCACTCAAAGACGGATTCAAAGTAAAAGCAAGTCTAGTTGACGAAATGTGGGGTATGGGAACACCTGAAGAACTTAACAATTTCTTAACACACTACAAAGGATAATGCTTTTTTATAACGATAAGATTAATCAAGAAAATTATATCATTGCAACTTACTTTATTAAAAGTAAGAATGCAGATTTGGCAACGTGTGCATGGAATCTTGCTATTGGTCAAAGTGTAGGTAATCCAAATGTTAGAAACCAATGGGAAACAGAAGAACTGTTTGAACAGAGTAGTTGTGTGATTGTACACGAGAAAAAAGAACTACAAACACTAACACAAGGAAAAGTTAAGATTGCTTTTCCAATAATAAACACAGACTGGAACGGCGATGGCATAAGCCATTTATTATGCCAACTAATGGGTGGACAAGTAGATATTGATACATTTGATAGTTGTAGATTAACACAATTAAAGTTTCCAGAATCTGTAAAGGAATATTTTTTAGGGCCAACACATGGTATTACAGGTATGCGTGATTATACTAAACGTTACAATAAACCATTAAGTGGTGCAATAGTCAAACCTAAAACAGGAATGCCTGCTGAAACTTTACTTAATATGGTTAAAGAACTTGTTGATGGTGGTTGTGATTTTATAAAAGAAGATGAGATTATGAGTAACCCAAGTTTCTGTCCATTAGAAGAAAGAGTACCATTGATTTCTAATTGGTTGAATTCACAAAGTAAAAAAGTTGTTTATGCTGTTTGTATAAATGGAGATCATCATCATATTTTAAAAAGAACAAAGATGGTTGCTGACATGGGCGGAAATGCAATACACGTAAATTTTTGGTCAGGGTTTGGTGTATATAATGCTATTCGTAAAATGAACACTGGATTGTTTTTACATTTTCAAAAATCAGGTGACAAAGTAATTACAGACAAACGTCATGCATTTGGTATTGATTGGAATGTTATTTGTCAATTAGCCGGTATGATGGGTGTAGATTCTATACACGCAGGTATGTGGGGTGGTTATCTAAGTGACGATGAAGATGATTTGAGAGAAACAATAAACGTATTACACGATCACAATGTTGTGCCTGCCTTAAGTTGTGGAATGCATCCGGGTCTAGTTCAAGCAAACATAAAACAATTTGGTAACGATTTTATTGCAAATGTTGGTGGTGCTATACATGGACACCCTATGGGTACGTTAGCAGGTGCTAAAGCCATGAGACAAGCAATAGACAAAACACATGATATAGAATACGAACAAGCAATAGCCAAATGGGGTTTCGTAAAATGATAAATGCTGACGAGGTCGCTGTCTGCGTATCTGGACTTGCTCGTCCTGGACACGAAGAAGCATTAGAAGTTGCTAAAAAAGTTTTTCCTTTTGATACGTTTCATATGCATTGGAAAGGTTACACTATGCCTATCGTCGACAGACTAACTTTATTTGATGAGCCACAATATGACTATCATAATTTAATAGACACAAAATACAAACCAGACTGTGATATTTGGAGAAGATACACGCAAGGACCGCGGGCAAAACTCTATAGAAGAAAAGGATTACTAGCAAAAACAAAACACAATTCTAAACAAACTCTTGCACATTACTGGTTAACAGAAACACTACCAACCAAATATAAAACAATTATTAAACTTAGATATGATACTATATTAAGTGAAAAGGTAGATTTTATGCCTTTGTTAGAAAAAGCACAACAAGGCACTGTAGTAGGTATTGCAGGTAGTAAACCTGGATACAAAGTAGACACACCTTTAAAACTTCACACTTACAAAGATTGTAAACGTTGCACAGGACCATATCTATGGGATCACATAATTTTTCATCCGAGAGAAAAATTAAAGAATGTTGAAAAAGAATTTAAAAATCACAACTTAATGGGTGCAGAATGGGGTTGGTATCAAATATTACACCATCAGTGGGGTGATAACAATTACATAAATGTTGAAGGCGGAAACGTTCTTACTGGACATAGAATATGAAAACAAACAACTACTACTACGGTTGGACAGTTATAGATGATCCAATGTATAAGAGATTTGCAAAAGAAAACGTTAATGTAACCAACGAAGACATTCCTGAGATGACTGCAATTATTAACAAATATGTTTCAAATAAAAGTGTTGCTATAGATGTTGGATGCCACTATGGATTCTTTACAAAATTTTTAAGCGAACAATTTAAAACTGTACACGCATTTGATTTTAACAATGACATTTTCGAATGTTTTGTAAAGAATATGGAAAAATTCAAATGTAGAAACGTAGTTAGATATCCGTATGGTTTAGGTGAAAAACAAAAATACGTTGCTACAACAGATTGGAAAAAGAAGGAAAAGAGTAGGGGACCGTTAGGTAATCACATTGATCCTGAGATTAAAAGAAAGAAAAACAAAAAACAAAAAATTAGACCACTTGATCGTTTGAATATTAAAGATGTTGGCCTGATGATGATAGACACAGAAGGATACGAAATTAATGTGCTTAAAGGTGCTGAACAAACAATCAAACAATTCAAGCCAGTGTTAGTGTTAGAATTCCATAGGTCATTTTCTAACCCGATTGACAATCTCACAAAAAAGTACGGATATACATTAGACGATCTACAGAATTATGTAGAAAGTTTAGGGTACAAGTCTATAGGGTATATTAATAAAGTCGACCAGGCCTTTGTTGCGAAAGCGTAAATTACCAAAAATGCGTTTTTTAAAAATAACGCGAAGCGTTAAATTGCGTAAAGCCGGCCTATCCTTTTGAGATAAACCGACCTTACAATAATGTGCGGAATTAGAATTTAAATTTAATACCCGCTGACATTCCAGTAGTATCTACTGAAGCACCAGTTTTGTCGGCAAATTCGTATCCTGCATATACTTCAAACGAATCTGTAACTGAATGAGTTACACCTGCTGTAGTATATTTTGTTCCGTCTTTAACTTCACCATATCCTAATGCAAATGTTGTTACATCTATAGTGTGCGCCACTGAAACTTCGTTTGCTGTAACGTCTGTACTAGACGCCGCCGCAAAGTCTTTTTTAGTATACGCATAGTTAATATCTGTAGAATCTGATAGTGGAACTGTTACACCCGCACCATAGTATTTTACTTCATTAACTTTGTCATCCGTCATTGCAACACCTACGTTTGCTCCACCTAGTGGAATAGACGCCGCAGTTTCTAGCACGTCAATACCGTCTTTACCTGTGTCGCCATCAACTTTGATTTGAGTATCAAAAGTAATGCCGCCTATGTCGGTTGAGTATTGAATCAAATGAGAGTCTCTGCTATAAAGTTTTTGTGATGCTCCGCCACCGTATTCTGGGAATACGTCAGTTTTGCTAGTCACAGCACCTTTGAACACAGAGTTCATTCTACCTGCTTGAAGTTTACCTGCAGAACCTTCAACTCCAGCATAAGCCAATTTAGAATCAAAAGGATCTGAACCTGAATCGTCAGTGTCAACACCCACTTCTATGTGAGCGAATCCTCTAACTCCGTCAGTTAGATCTTCAGTGATTACTACACCGATTGCTGATCCATTGTCTTCTGCTTTCATTTTAGCAGTTCCGTTAGTGTCTTCGTCGTTACCAAGTCTGTAGTTTAAACTACCTGACATAGTAACCTCGGCCGCTTCCGCCGGTGCTGGTTTAAGCACAGACCAAAGCACACCTAGAGCGATAATAATTGCCACGCCCCAAGCCAGTTTTTTCTTAGTCATTTTCATATATCGTTAGTCTCCTGTTCTATATGATTTAAAGTGCGATCACAGGCCTGTGATCGCTTCGGATTGTACGACATATTTATCATAAAAGCAACCTTTAATTGCAATAATTGGTAAAAATTTACAACTTACGTTAGCACTTTAAATAGTACATCATGGGAATACACTACGATTATAAAAGTACTAGGGAAGAAAAGAACTTGCGTAAGAAACAAAAAAGAGATGCAAGACGCCATAGTAAAAAGCCTAAAACTAAAACGACCAATTATACCGTTCCGTTGGACAGGCCAATTACTCTTAACGACTTAACTAGACCAAATAAAGATAATGATTAACAAGCGATTATTTGAACACTATAAAATAGATACAAATAAGAACTTGCACATACAGAATAGGTGCGGCCGTCCTTTCGACACTGTACTAATAGATAGTCTCGGCAGTTGCTATGCTTGTGAATGTACTGCTTGGTTACCACAAAGCATAGGTAATATTCAAGTACAACCCGTGGAGGAAATATTATCGTCTGCTAAACGTAAGCATCTACAACAAAGTATTGACGATCATAGTTACCGCTACTGTAATCAAGCACAGTGTTCTTATCTGCAGAAGTTAGGAATACTTGAATCAGAACGCCAGGAGTTTACTATACGTTTAGCAGTAGATAACAGTTGTAATTTACAATGCCCTAGTTGCCGGACAGATAGAATATTTGTCGGCAGAGGTACTGTGCTTACACGTAAGAAGAAATGGATTGATAGAGTTGTAGAATGGATTAATAAACAAACAAGACCTATACGAATTGTAATTGGTAGTGATGGAGATCCATTTGCTAGTCTAGTATACAGATATTTCATGACTCAAGCAGAGAAACATCAATGGAGCCATGTAACTTATGACTTTCAAACTAATGGTATGCTTGTGTCAAAAATGTATCAAAGGTATCGTTGGGTATTTGATCGTACTGAAGTATTGAATATTAGTGTTGATGGCTCTACTGCTGAAGTGTATGAAAAACTACGTAAGGGAGGTAGTTTTGAGAAACTACTCGAAAATTTTCAATTTTTGCAGAATGTGAAACGTAAGTTTCAAGTACATTTGCATATGGTTGTACAAAAAGCCAACTGGCATCAAATGCCAGCAGTGTTTAAAATGTTAGATCGTTATGGGTTTGAACGTGCATACTTTAATTTAATACAGGACTGGGGTACTAACATTAACATAAATGAACAAACGGAATTTGTTAATCAATTAAAATATCACGAAATAAAAGCAGAGTTGTCTAAAGACATACGAGCAAGACTGCATCAACTATCTTAGTTTTGCTCCAAACATTTCTAAAAATAATCCAGCAAAACGTTTGTGATGTTCTACGCCGTAGTGTTCACCATCACTGGCTAAACTAGGCTTACTGTATAGTTCACGTTGCTCAAACTTATCCCAATATGGCCAACAATTTTTAATTGTATAGTTAGCAAGTACGTTTAATTTTTTTAACTGTTCGTGTTCAATTGGGTCATTAGCAAAACAATGAAATACTTTTGCATGTGTTACTTCAGCAAACTTTTGTGTCCAAAATATATTGTGTAAAAAGTTTTTAAGGTCTTGCGACTCTGTATTGTGTTTTGGGTCTACATATTCTCTACGACTCTCATCGGGCCAGCACATAATAATGATTTTAGGATCTAAAAGATTTTGCGTACCCCAAAGTCTACGCACACAAGCATCGCCACTTGCACCTGGAACACCTAAGTTCCAATATCTTAAACGTTGAGTATTGTGTTGACTTAAGAAATGTACCCAATGCTGATCGTCATTAAGACCTTGCCCAAACGTATGACTACATCCTAAAACCAAAACATTCTTTTTGCCATCTGGCATTGGTTCCCATTCGTTGCAACGGTAACCCATTGAATTAAGTTTATGTTCATTCCAAGGGTACTTGTCTATTTGTTGTTTATCCAGGCCTTTGTCTGTATAGTCTCCAAACTTCATTTTTTTATTTTTTCTAGTTTTTCTAGTTTCTTTTTTAATATGTGTGATATGTATAATTCCATAAAGCCTATTCTACCTTTATCTGGAAACATTTCAGGATACATCATCTTACCTATTACAAGATGTTTTTCGTCTCCGTAAAGATTTAATGTATTGTTGCTTGGCCAAAACCTAAATGCTAACGCTCCGTTAGCACTCAAATACTTTATCAGTGGTGATTCGTCTTTTAAAAGATTTTGAGCGAGCGTCATTGGGATTTGCTCTTTAAAATACTTTAACTTTATTGAATAAAATTTCTTCACACTTGTAATTACCGTTTAAATATTAAGCATGAACATTACCAAAAAAGCAGAGTACCGAAAAGAAACTATACTCGCCTATAGGTCTATGCTTAACGATCGTTGGCGAAATGAATTTTTTCACACAGCATTAACTAAACATTCAAAAGACAAAGTTGTTATGGATGTAGGATGTGGGACAGGTCTTTTATCATTCTATGCTTTAGAAGCAGGTGCTAAATTTGTATATGCTATAGAGAAGAGAGCAGACAGCGCCGCATTAACTCAAGAAATATTATCTTTAAACTTTGATGAAAGTAAGTTTTGTGTTTTGAATTTAGACTTCTGGAGTGATCTTAGTAGTGTAGAATTTAAACACAAAGTTGATATACTAGTAGGCGAACTAGTCGGGCCTGGCTTATTTGATTCAGGATGGCTTAATACAATTAAATGTGCTAAACCTTTATTGTCTAAGGATGCAATAACTATTCCAGATGATATAAGCGTAGATGTTTGGATGTATCCAAATACTCAGTTGCTTGAAAATGCTGATATGGAAGAAAGCCTTCAGACAGAACCAAACTTGCCTGGACCAAAGGAAGTAATAAGTGAAAAGTTTGCAAAGTCTATTATCTATAGATATGCAAATACACCCAGCATTAAAGACAGTGTTCATAAATCTTACAAAGAGAATTCTACAAAACATTATAGAGAAATTAATAAACTTAAACAGAATCCAACATTTAAAATTGAGAATGTATGCAATTATTCTCTACAACGTATGCCCGATATTATATTCCGTGATAGTCCACCACCTAGTCATATTTGTCCGATCATCGACTTTGAGTTAGTAGTTCCGGTACCTTGTGCTATAGCACTTATTAACAAAATATCTTTTGAATCAAAGACATTGTATCTTAAAGATGCAAAATATATGCCATGGAAATATGCACCAGTGTTACATATTAATGATCCTGGTGTATATAATTTCGTTTACTCCAATCCATATATGGAAATGTTATGTGGGGACGAGTGGCGTTGTAAAAAAATTAAATCAATTTAAAGGGCGTGGCAAAATATTGTCACAAAAGATTTTTCTTTATGACAACTGCTAGAACAATGTAACTGTTCTCTATCAAACACAATGCCTGCTCTTTCTTGCCATTCAAATATATTTTCTATTTCTAATCCATGCAAGTCTTCAATAGAAATGTCATTAAAATATTGTTTGTGTAACTCTATGTCAAACATTTTGTCTTTACTATAATGAGTAAGTGTTTCGTAATCGTTTCTTCTAGGTCCAGGTTGTATGTAACCAGTATTTTTAGTTTGATCATCAAATGCAAGCCTATCCAAAGATCGTTTTGCAATTAAAGTTTCCAAATTGTTTATAAAGGCTGTATCAACTAAAAAATCTATAACACTACTAGGATCTTGTTTGCATTGTTCTAAAAGTTCTCTTATGTCTTGTACTTGAACCAAGTCGCCTTGTTTATTAGGTATCTTATATGTAAAAGGAGACCAGGGTTGCTTTGTAAAAAACACACCCATTGGTTCCCAACCTGTCCAACGGTTTTTAAACACTACAGTGTGAGCAATAGGATCAGCATCAAGCAGAAGCATAATTGTCTTGCCTTGAGTGTTAGGCAAACTACCATTATCAGTGTGAGGTTTAAGTGCAATTTTATCGTTCCTGAATGTTATTTCTTCAGCGTTAAATCCGTTAGGCATGAGTCTAGACAATACTTTTTCTAAAACTTGTTTTGGCCAATCGGTATCGTCCCAACGAGGATGTT